GAGAGGAGCAATTCAAAACACTCGCCGTGCTGAAGAGCTACATAGAAGACTTGGAGGCGCAGCTGCGAGAAGGGAAGATAGACATAAAGACAACCACTCTCTCGCAGGAGTCTCATTTCCATATTATCGAAAATCCTTCGGCGGACGTGGAGATAGCGATTGCCTGGGAGATATTGCCGTGATAGAGATGACAGATAGGGAGTTTGTAGACATAAGCGACGCAGTTAGAATGGCAAGTGGCTTTCTTAGGCGTCGAGACCAGATGAACGCAATTCTGCATTGCCAGGAGGTCAGATGGTCTCCTTTGACGGAAAAGGTTGACCAGGCCGCCTTGCTGCTCAGAGATCTCCTCGGTAACGCAGGTCAGCCAAAGGAGGAGAGTATTCCTGAGGTTTGACGGGCCTCCTTGGCCTAGAGCCGCCTAGGTTCCTCCAAGCAGAGAATGTGCGCGGTGAGGCTGTCAAGGTAGGAAAATGGTTCAAAGAGTTACCTAGAAGCAAGAGCGAAGATTGGTTCCTAGTCCTAGAGGTTCAGAAAAAGGCTTGCAGACATTTTCCGAGCCTCAAAAGAGGATTTACGAGCATTTGCCAAAGGCTTCGGAGGATTAATTCCCTTATTCCAGGAGAAGGTATCATGGAGATAAAGCGCAAGAGAGGAAGGCCAAAAGGCAGCAGATATGAAGTAGGTCTAGAGGTACGAAGGAAGCAAGCTGTAAATATGAAAGTAGCTGGGTACTCCTATGAGGAGATAGCTGCAGCAGGTCTGTATGCATCCTCTGGGGCGGCGTATAATGCAGTCATGTTGCAGCTGCGAAAGGAACGCTCCGCCTCAGTGGAGGAGCTACGAGATGTAGAAGGAAGGAAGTTAGATGAGCTCAGCAAGGTTCTCTGGCCTCGCTGCCTCCTGGCCGACATAGCAGCTATAGACGCATACCTGAGAGTGATGAATCGCCGTGCTAAGCTATTTGGCCTCGACCTAACACTGCCGCCAAGCACTACAATAGAAGGCGATGTCTTCTTTGTGAAGATAGAAGGAAGAGAGGCAAGGCCGCTAGAGGAACTGGCAGACAATGAGTTAGGCATCTACATCCAAGAGTTGCGAAGCCTCCAGTCTGGGAAAGATCCAGCTAGGATACCTGTAACGCCAGATGTTGTGGAGGGAGAAGTCACGAGGCTGGAATGATTCTTATTTTTCACCCGAGGAAATCTAATAAGAAGAAAGATTTAGCTACGGTAAACGTAACGGTAAGGAGGAGCAGAGATGGCAAGCAAGGCAATGGACACAGTAGGCGTGGGCAGATACATTCTGAACTTCCTCATCTTCGGACTCATCGGTCTGGGGATTCAGTATCTGCTGCGGGACAAGGGTTGGACTGCAACCTGGGTGAATCTGGCAGCTGTTGTAACGATAACAGTGATAGTCTTGTCGGCATGAGCAAATGAAGGGAATTGAATACGATAAACGTAACGGTTGGGCCTTTACTTCCTCAGGAGGAGGGGCTATAATATAAGCAGGATGAAGACGCTTACCAGTCTGAAGATGCACAAGTATGGTGAATACTGGCATGCACGCGCTCCTGCGGCAATGCGCTTGCGAGCACGAGGCGGCGGGAAGATCCTGCTGAAGAGACAAGGAGAGGTAATCCTCTGGCGACCTGCTGCTAGGAAGCGCTGCCTTAGGCATGTCTATCTCCTGCCTTGCGCCTGCTGCGGTACCTGGACTATCGCCTTGCGGCGTGACAGAAGGTATTGCAGTGCAGCCTGCAGGATGCGCCTATACAGGCAGAGGCGGAGGGCCTCTTCAGCTAGGATAAGAGTAACTCCTCCGCCTGAGGAGTGGCAGCCAGGAGGGTACAGGTGGTGCATAGAGGATTATCTGCTGGAGGAAATGTGCGGGATAAAAATGCGACCGCCACCGCCGCTGGAAAAGCCGTGATGTGTGACGGGATGCAAATTTAGTGATCGAGTTTCGACGTATTATTTTTGCGTTCTGAAAAAGCCGTGGCGGTGAATAGGAAGTCAAAATTGTGGTCTCGATTGGATAAATAGAAAATGCTTTGTGAAAAGAGGTATTACTATGCAGGAGCCTAAACTCTACGATGGAGATGCCTTTAACTCAGGTGCTACGGATGCTCTTGCAGACTTGAAGTGTGTGAAGAAGAGGAAAGGTAAGAAGGAGGATGACATGGAAGGAGTAGTTTACCTAGGCGATCCTGTTTATTCTCAACCTTACGTTGAAGACATAATGGGGAAACCTGCAGTGGAGGAAAAGGAACTAGAAGAGGGAGAGAAGTTTAATCCTCATCACGGTGCTGGCGGCAGATTTGCCAGCAGCGGCGGAGGTGGTGCTGCTCCTAGTGGTGGGGGAGGTAAGAAAATCAAGACTCTGGCAGGTCAAGACGCAGCCTTCAGTAAGATTAAGAAGGGGAGTACTGTAACTGTCACCTATCACTCCACCTTCGGGAACGACAAGATCACAGGAAAGTACATGGGAAAGACTGGTGATGTTTCCTTGGGTCACGGGAAGTCTGGAAAGGGACACCAGATCAGTTATACTCGTACGACTAAGTACGGGAAGAAGGTTCCTGAAGTCTACACGCTCCTGCCCAGTGGGACATATAGTATCAGTTAGGAGAGAGCTATGAGTGATACTAAGCTGTATGATGAAGAGACCTTCAACGCGGGTGCTGCTGCCTTTCCTGGAGGACTTGAAGTGCACAGGCAAGAAGCCCAAGAAGGGTAAGAAAGAGGATGAGGAGATAGAAGAGGGTGAGAAATTCAATCAGCCTAGAGACGCTGAAGGGCAGTTCGCCAGTTCTGGGGGTGGTGGAGGTAAAGGCTATACGGATAAGACGATGGGGGGGTTCACAACTGAGATCAAGAGCGGAATGACTCATCTAGCATCTATCCGAAAAGGGCACTTCTTGCAAGTAGGATCTGAGAAGGTTCGGTTCTTTAGCGAAGAGTCAGCTGGGAAGACACGCTTTCATGAAGCTCTCAAGAAGTTGGGGGTGAATGAAGTGGTAAGCCCAGCAGGAGTTGAGAAGATTTAACGGTGCCAACTGCTAGCACCTCCCTCCAGTTAGAAAAGGCTGAGCAGGAACTCCAGCGCAGGCTTGCGCTGCGGCACTTCTCCCACTTCCTGCCTTACTGGCGCTTCATAGACAGAGAGACTGGCGAGGTTAGGAGCTTCTCCGTAGAGGTGCTGCGCCAATGGGAAGGTCAGAGCAGGCTGGCGGCAGCCATGGAAGAGCATACCCACATCATCGCGCTGAAGGCAGGGAAGTTGGGCTTCACAGAGCTGGAATGCGCTTATGATGCTTTTCGCGCCCTTGGAGTGCAGAACGCTCGCGTACACATTTTCAGTAGGGTTGGCACAGCCGCCGAGGAGAACTTGGAGAAGGTGCGTTTTGGCCTCAAACATCTGCCGCCTTGGCTGCGGCCACGCATCCTGGCAGGCGAGGCTGGCGGCGACACCATCACCAGCATCAAGTTCCTTATGGGGAAGGATGATGTGCGAAGCATCATCTCCTATACCGCCGCACCTGATTCCTCCATCGAGAGCACTGCCATACATGTGCATGTAGATGAGCTCGCCAGGATGGCCTTTCCTGCCAAGACCTGGCAGGCTATCTCCTCCACCGTCGCTCCTGAGGGCACCTGCCACATCGTAAGCCGTGGCGCTGGAGACGACAACTACCTGGCCGTCCTCTGGGAGGCAGCCTGCGGGGGAAGTTCAAGGTACTTCCCTGTGTTCGCCAACTGGCGCGAGCGGCCAGGTAGGAGCGAGGAATGGCTAGCGGCACAATCAGGCGAGATGACGCTCCAAGGCTTGAAGTTCTTCGCACCGGAGACCGCTGAGGACGCCCTGAGCGCTGAGGACGTTATGCCTTTCTGCCCACTAGAACTCTGGAATGCTTGCAAGGAAGAGCTTCCCTCCTTCGAGCCTGCCGCCTATGGCGGTCACGGCGGTGAGCCTGTGGTAATAGCTGTAGACGCAGCCGTCAGCGGAGACTGCTTCGCCGTAGTGGCGGTCACCAGGCATCCCATCAGGCACCTCGACCCTGCCGTGCGTGCCGTCAGGATATGGTCGCCTCCCGGCCACGGCGGCAAGATAGACTATGCAGGGCCTGAGAGCTTCATCCGAGCCTTGGTGGAAGGTGGTTGTGCAGCAGGCCACCATCAGGATCCCAGGTTTAGGCGAGAAGACTGCGCTGCCTGCCTACAAGGCATATTAGTGCGAGGCTACAACGTAGTAGAGATAACCTACGACCCCTTCCAACTAGAAGATATGATGCAGCGCATAAACAGAGAGATGGGTGTCTGGTGTGTGCCGTTCGACCAGGGTGGCACACGGCTAATGGCCGACAGAATGTTATATGATCTTATCGTCCAACGACGCCTTGCTCACTCTGGCGCAGAGGTGCTGGCGGAGCACATGAAGAACGCTGCCGCCAAGCTCCAGAAGGGTGAGGACAGCAAGATGCGCATCGTCAAGAGGGCGCAGAACAAGAAAGTAGACGCAGTCGTGGCGATGAGCATGGGCGTCTATGAGGTTCTTCGCCTCACCTTGTGAGGATTAGATGGGAAAGAACAAGAAGAAGCAGATACAGAAACTAACTAACTACTATGCTAAGAAGTGCGATCCTTTCTTGGCTTATCGCTGTCTTAACACTGTTCGTTGGGATTATCCTCCACACTTTGGCGGTCTGCCAACGGCGTCAGAATTTCTAGAGTATCAGAGGGAGTCCAGTGGGCAAGAACAAGAAGAGCAGGAAGGCTAAGAACAAGGCCAAGCAAGCTCGTAAGCAGAAGAAGGAGAAAAAGGACGGGTAGCAACGGCGTCTATCAAATTGGGGTTAGCTGTGGCCACGAGTACTGTGGCTGCTCTGAGGCTGCTTGCTGCCTGAAGTGCCCTACTCGCTTCTGCAAATACGATCTTGAAGGTCTGAAGGTGTTGCGTCGGGAGCGTCGAGCAGCAGTACGGCTGTTGTCGGCAAGAGGATTGAAGAAAAGTCAGATAGCTCTAGAACTCGGGATATCTGTGAAGATAGCAGAATATGACCTAACTGTGTTTCGTAGGCAGGAAGTGATGGCGTGAGATGATTGTTGATGAAAATGGAGAGAAGCAAATAAGTCCTCAGGCACTGGCGCGTTCTGTTATAGAGACAATGCCTACGCCAGCACCTGGTGCTGCTCCTATTGGCACTATAGAGTCCTCCTTGCTCTACTTCGTCGCCAGTGTGGCCGAGGAGATTTCTGCCTGGGGCTTGTCACCTACTCTTCGAGACCGCCAGCTGCGAGCCTTCTGGCCTACGGAGTCCTACTTCTGCTCTGCGCTCGGCACGGTGACGGCACGCAACGCAGCCTCCTCCTGGAACATCGACGGTCCTCCTCGTACCAGCCGCCAGATGCAGGAAGTGCTGGATAACGCTAACAGAGGCGAGGGCTGGCAAGACCTCATGAGCAAGACCTCCATGGACCTCTATACTCAGGACAAAGGAGCTTTCTGGGAGGTGGTTAGGGCTACAGATGGGCCAGAGGGTGTGCTCATTGGCCTCAACAACCTGGACGCAGAACGCTGCGAACATACAGGCAATCCAGAGTTTCCTGTTGTCTACCGAGACCGACTGGAGCGCTTCCATCGCCTTGCCTGGTGGCAAGTAGTGACGCTGGCGGAAATGCCTGTGCCACTAGAAGGCAAGCCTGGGCTGCAGATGTGTGCGCTAAGCCGTATGCTGCGAGCTGTGCAGGTAATTCGCAATATCACACTGTATAAGGAAGAGAAGACAGGAGGCAGGTTCACACGCGCCATACACATTGTCAAGGGTGTCACGAGGGCGCAGATGGACGACGCTCTGGCGAAGGCTACAGGGAGGGCAGATGCGCAAGGTGCTCTGCGGTATGTGCAGCCACTCATTGTGCCAGCCGTAGACCCAAAGGCAGATATAGACCTGAAGACTCTGGAGTTGGCAGGTATGCCAGACGGCTACGATGAGGAACAGACGTTCAAAATGTACATTACCATTATCGCTATGGCTTTCCTCTCTGACTACCAGGACTTCTCGCCGCTGCCAGGAGGAAATCTCGGCACCTCGGCTCAGAGCACTATCCTGCATCTGAAGACAAAGGGCAAGGGGCCAGCGCTCTTTCGCAAGATCATTACGCATGCTCTGAACTTCAAGGTGCTGCCCAAGGCCGCCACATTCAGATTCGACGAACTAGACATACAGGCCGACCAGGATCAGGCTTTTGTGCGGAAGACGCGGGCCGAGACTCGTGCCGTGCAGGTCACTAGCGGCGAGCTTACGCCAGAGGCTGCTCGTCAGCTAGCCTTGGACGCAGGAGACATCCCTCAGGAGGTATTTGACAAGCTCGGCGGTGTGGACGTTACGCCAAGCATGTCAGCACAGGACGAGTCCACTCCAAAAGAGCCATCGCCTAAGCCTGTTACACCTTATGCTGCTGCGCCTGTGCCAGAGCCTGTATCTCCTCAATCGATGGGAAAGAAAGGCTACGACATAATGGTGCTAGACGACCCCTTCTGGGAGAAGGTACTGTCAGAGTACTACGAGGTGTAGATGACTGCACTGGTTGACTTCTACGAAGCAATAGGCTTCAAATTCAATCCTCATCATGATGCTGTGGGGAAGTTTGCTAGCAGCGGCGGGGGAGGAGGTGCTGGAAGAGCACAACTTTCATCGGCTGAGCAGAATACCGCTATTGCTAGGCTCGATTCTCTCGAGAAGGTTGAGGCCTATCTGGACGGCCCAAAGGATGAAGTACTTTGTCGGGAAGCGGGTTGGGTACCACAGAAACATCTTGAGGTCTACAACGAAATCCATGCACCAGATCTTACCTCGAAGCAGAAGAAGTACATGGTTGATGCGGTCATTCCCAAAGACAAGATCCACTATGCGCAGTCTACCGTTTCAGTGGAGGGGACTAGTCGTTTCATAAAACAGATGCCTCCAGTTAGGCCTGTGCTTGTGCAATCTCCAGCGGGTGAGCTGTGGGTGGCTTCTGGTCATAGACGTTTAACTGCTCAGTGGCTCGCAGGTAGAGATTCTGCGCCAGTCTCTATTATGAAGGTTAACCCGCGCGGAAAGCAATTGCAAGAGGTTCCAGATTTGACAGGTATTCTAGGTGCACAGGTCGAGCAGGTTGGTATCAAAGAAGAGTATGGAGAGAAGTTCAATCCTCATCATGATGCTGTGGGGAAGTTTGCTAAGACTGGAGGAGTTGAATGGGGAGAGAATGTCTATAAGTCTTATCCTGATGCTCCTCACCCTCCAATCGTATCCGCCTTTGCGATATCCGCCTTGAGAAGAGAGACGGGCGGAAGCGACTATGTAAATGTATACCATGTAACTACCAAAGACAGGTTAGACACGATTAAGAGTCATGGACTTGTTCCAGGGGCCGAACGTCCTTCAGGTCAGACTTGGAAGGCAGAGCATTCTGACTATGCTACTTATTTCCATAGCGACAAGAAGGCGGCTGTTGCCAATGCGCTCCAGGGGGGAGAAGGGTCGATAATCATTAGAGTGGCGATTCCATTGAAGCAGCAGGCTCTGCAAAGAGTACTCCCAGATGAAGATGTGACTAGGGATATAAACAAGGGCGTGGGAACTTTGATACAAACAGGATCAGTAGCAATCATCGGAGGAGCACCAAGAGGAAGTTGCTTTGAACTGCCTAGTTCCTCTTGGTATAAAGAATTACATACTCTCACTGGCACTAAATCCATAGTAGCTCTCGGCTTATCAGAAGATGGTTGGCCTATGGTAGCAGTAGGCTACAAGTTCAATCCTAGCCACGATCCGAAGGGGCGGTTTGCGAAAACTGGTGGGTTAGCAATCTCTGGTTCGAAAGTGCCTGAGATGAACGGTAAAAGATATGCAAAAGCTGACGATGAGGTGCTCCTGGTTAGGTGGAGTACAACCAACGAGAGGAAGAATCCAGGGGACTATTGGCACTATACTACGAGCAATCTAACCGCATCGGTAAATGCGTCTGCTCAGTATACGGAGGGTCGGCCTGGGTATATGATGGTTGCCAGAATGAAGGCCCACCGAATTGCGAATGATCCGATAAACGATCCGGACAGCATTAGGTGGCTGAAATCTACGAGAAGAAATGAGGATGCTGGATTCACTAATATGGCTACCAACACTAGCCATGTGCTAGGCGGCATAAAGAAAGCAGATATTATCGATGCGGTGCCGACAGCAGGAGAGTCTAAAAAAGCTCTCCCTCCCAGCACTTATCCCTTCGAAGACGAGCGCCTCGCCACAGAGCGCAAGTTAAGCAAGGCAGTAGCCTCTGCACTGGCTGCAATCCAGCAGGCTGTGTTCAAGAAGCTAGACAGAGAAGCAAGAAGCCTAAAGGAACTGATAGAGGAGTATGGAGAGAAATACAATCCTCATCACGATGCCAGAGGACGGTTTGCCAAGACAGGTGGTGTTGGTGGAGGCGAAACGGTAACGCTGTGGCATGGGACTCCAGCAGAGAACGCTGCTCCTATTGCCTCCATGGGGTTACGAGTCGGTAAGAGCCGTAACTTTGACGCCTCTGATCCCGGAGTCGTGTATGTTGCTAAGAGCGAGGATGCAGCAGCGCACGTAGGAGAGATTGCTGTTCTGAAAAAGTACAGCAAGGAGAGTTCTCCGCTGGGCATAATGTACGACGATGGCGCTCGTGAGAAGGCCTGGGGAAAACAGTATGCCGTCATCGAGATTGCCTATCCTAAGGCCGAGCTTATGAGGGGACAGTACTCTGGCAAGGTTACCATCGACAAGGACTTCCAGTCCCAGGGGTTGGTCTTTAAGGACGGTGTGCCTCGTGAGTACCTGGTAGGTGCAAAGGTGTACTCCGTAGGGGTTGTGAACCCTAAGACGGGCAGACCCGTGCCTCCGACAACGATGTCCTTCAAGGAGGACACTATCGCGCTCTATGCCCCAGTGTCTGTGGAAGTAGCCAAGGCTCTTCTGGAGGGAAAGGGAACCAAAGCTCTCTCCGACGTTCCTGCTGATCAAACCTTCTGGGATGAGCAGAAGGCAGCCTTCTTCGAGCAGGCAGGGCCTGCCACCCAGGATGCTCTCATGGCTGCTGCTGCGCAAGCCTCTTCCTTTGGCCTCGCCGCTGACTTCGACCTCATCAACCAAGGAGTCCTGGAGTTCACTCGCACTTTCGGCGATGAATGGTGGGGCAGGCTGGAAGGTACTACCAGGGAGGGGCTGAGGGCTGCCATCGGTGCTAACATCTCCACAGGCGCTCCTCTGAGCAACCTCAAGAAGAGCTTGGAGCCTCTGTTCGGCAAGACGCGGGCGGACATGATCGCCAGTACTGAGACCACCAGGCTGTATGCTGAAGGTAACAGCATAGCCTATCGAGCAGCAGGGGTCACACAGTTGGAGTTCCGCACAGCCAGGGAGTTCCATCTAGGCAAAGGTGGGGTATGTGACCTCTGTGCAGGCAGGGATGGCGAGAAGTTTCCTATAGACGACGCTGCTAGTAGACCTCCTCTTCATGTTCGTTGCAGGTGTTTTGTAGTTCCCGTAGTGGATGGAGAGGCATTGGCAGTCCCAGGAGAGTTTCAACCGTTTGACCCTTATACTGCAGAGGCTTGGGATGCTTACCACGAGATGGAACATGAATATCTTGGTATGGAAGAGGCAGTCAATCCTGGTGCTAGTAAACTCGGTGCACCGTGGTCAGGTATTAGCCAGGAGCGGCGATCGGCGATGAAGGCAAACGTCGCTGAACGCATAGCTACTAGGTCTGGTCTGAGTTCTGACACAGTAGATGGTTACCTCAGGACTTGGGCTAAGACATCATCCGATGGTGATATACAAGCAGTGGCTATGCAAGTAGCTGCCTCTGAGCGGTATGGACTTCCTATGACTGACTTTATTGCTGAGGCAGCGCAGAAATTCGCTGCTCTCCCCGCTTCTCCTTTTGATGAAGTTTTTGGGGGGACGGTATGGTCGCGGCATGTAGCTGAGGCCGACAAAGTTCTAGTTGCTATGCAAGCCGAGACGCAAGCACTTCTGAAGGCGCAGGGAATAGAAACTGTGAAGCTGTACCGAGGTATGAGGTGGGGTGTAGGCGAGTATCCTCCTACAGAGATCGGGGATTTCATAAGGAATCGGGCTGAGGTTTTAGGTCCTTGGCCAATAGGACCTTCGACGTACGCAGAGGAGATAGAGTTCGTTTCTAACCCTCTATCCTCCTGGGCAATTAATCCTAAAGTAGCCTCTGAGTTCGGTACGGGTACAGGTAAAACTGGCGTTGTGCTTGCTGTGGAAGTTCCTGTTGAAGCTATAGTTAGTACTCCGATGTCGGGCATAGGTTGCCTCAACGAGTTTGAGTTCGTAGTACGCGGGGGTACATACAAAACTACTATAGTAAGCGGAGACGATTTGTACGCAAGGCTGTTAAAGATGGCAGAGTGAGGTAGAAATGAAAGAAACTCTTGAGATGGCGGACTGGCTCAAGATACCTAGTGAAGTTGCTCTGGGAGATAAGCGCAGCCCGAAGAAGATACTCGAGGATGAAGGTGCTATCGACACGCCACTCTACCGCCAACTCAAGGAGCGAGAGAAGATAGAGAAGAAGCTCCGAAAGGCAAGTAATGCCTAGCATCTTCTGGGAAGCCATCCTGCCTAAGAAGCCTGTCGTTGATGAGGCCAAACTCCGCAAGGTCGTGGCTGAGATGCAGGCTCTCTCCTTCGACATAGTGCAGGACATTGCCGAGTATCCTGTGCAGCGCCAAGGCGTCCGCTACATTCGCACAGGGCATCTAGGCAGAACATGGGTGGCGCGGGGGCCTCTAGGCGTCTACGAGGAGGCAGGAGCGCTAATCTCCCAGGTAGGCAACAAGACTGAGTATGCCTCCACCGTCCAAGGCTTCAAGACCAAGTCGCCACAGCAGAAGGCAGTCTTCGCCACCTATGGCTGGAAGAGCGTAGAGGAGGTTGCCAAGAGGCAGTGGGCCAAGCACAAGCCTATGATCGAGAGAGCTTTGGAGGGCAAGTAGTTGCAACAGGATCCTCCTGTTGTTCTTGTACAGAAAGGGATACGTTGTCCAACCTGTCGGAAGCTTCTGGCGATAGCTCTAGGCCCATACTACGCTCTTTCTATCAAGTGTCCGCGCTGCGGTAATGTGAGTATTCATGAGTATGAAGATACTAGTAATTGAACCGCCGCAGACGCAGGAGGAGGGCGCTAAAATAGCTGTCATGTGCTTCTATGGTAACTCTTGCCCCTGGTTTCCTCTGTGGCAGAACAGAGAGACTCCCTGGAATATCTGGGTATTCGACGGCAGCAAGCTAGGAATAGGTTAAAAAGGCTGAGAAATTGAAGAAACGACCTTTTCCGCTAAAAACAACCGCTTTTTAGACCTTTTAATTTACCGGAAACAACGCTATAATTAAAACAATAAAATAGGAAGGTCCTAGAAGACCCACTCGAGAGGGAGCGGGTCTTTTTCTATGCCAAGGAGGTTCTGGATTCCATACAGTGGACAGGACGATCCAGGTCTACCTGAAGATATAAAGAAGTTGCCGGCCAATAAGCGCAGGCAGTTTTCGACTACCTGGAATTCAGCATATGCTAATTGTCGGGACAAGAACAAGGGTGGCGGGGCAGGCAACGCGGCGGATTGCGAAGGTATAGCCTTCCGTTTCGCACGTTCTGCTGTAAAGGAGATGGTAATGGAAGAGGATAGTAAAGAAGGTCGGATGATCTCTACTGTGAACCTCAAGAAGATCCGTGACGCACTGACTGCTCTCAATGAACTCCTCTCTGCTGCTGAACCACCTGCGTTGACAGGGAAGGAACTAAAGGTAGGAGTGGAGGTGGAACTGGACGCGAACGATTTCGTCCAGAGGGACCATGAAACAGGTCTGGTGGAGCGTATTATAAGTGGTGTGAAGGGGATTCTGTTCGGCGGTGCTGAGGAAGAAGGCGAAGAGGAACTGGAGACAGGCAGCAAACCTTATCCTAATGAACACGCAGCGCGGGTGCGCGACCCAGGCGATTTCGAGGCAAACAGCTTCCGTAGCAAGGAGCTTCCCAAGGCTAATGGCGTCCGTATAATCCTAGGTCGCCTCAAAGGACAGACTACTACAACCACTCAAGCGTATCGCTTCCCTATAGAGTCCTTTACAGCAGATGAAGCTAAGACGTGGCTCAAAGACCATGATGTGAAGGGTGCTAGCTTCGAACCTGCTAAGAAAGCTGAGAAGGATATCGTTGGCTCCTTTACAGCGTTCAAGGATGATGTTGGCCTCTGGCGCTGGATCTCCTTGACCTCCAACAAGTTCAAGGATCGCGAAGGAGAGATCTTCAGTGCAGAAGCGCACAAGGAGTACGTAGAGTACGCCACTGCCTTCAAGCACTTCCCAGAGCTATGGCTCTGGCACACTCCTGGCAGTAAATTAGGAATGGCGGACTTTGTTGACTACACAGATGGATTCGTAGTGCACTCTGGCACGTTCGATGAAGGCAAAGAAGCAGTGGCAGCGTCCCTAGCTGCTACTAAGGATCTAGCTGTCAGTCACGGTTTCAAATACCGAGCAGCTGACAAAGAGGATGGTGTATATGAGTGGTATCGAACTTTCGAGGTAAGCGCTCTGCCTGCAGCAAGGGCAGCCAACGCATGGACAGAAATACTATCGAAGAAGGAGGTAGTAATGAGTTTCTCGGAAGCTAAGAAGGCTTTCCTGACTAAGCATCTTGGAGAAGAGGCAGTGACGGACATAGAGTCCAGAGTTGCTGGACTCTCCAAGCAACTAGAGGAGGCAGGAGTGGAGTTCAAGGACTTGGTGGATGACGCTACTGTGCCAGAGGAGAAGGCTGAAGTAGGGGAGACAGTGACAGTTCCTGATGGTAACACATCAGCCCCAGCAGGCGACAATATGTCCGCGCAGCTTCAGGACATCGCCACCAAGCTCGACGCCCTGGCTGACGTACCTGCGAGGCTGGAAGCGATCGAGCAGGTGACAAAGACACAAGCTGGCGAGCTTGTGGGCATGAAGGAGCGCCTGACTGCGGCTGAGCGCACCGATGCTCAGAAGATAGACGACCAGGTTGCTCCACGCAGGCCTGCTCCTGGTAACGGCGAAGGTCCTGCTAACTCAGAGGATACTCTGGTCGATGCTGATAAGCAGGCAGCCTTGGAGGAAGCCGCTAAAAAGGCAGCGGCGGGAGGAAAAGATCCTTATATCGGCCCTTATGTAGATGACTTGATCGGCGGCAGACTTGTCGGCGGCGGAGTCGTCACTTCAGGCGAATAGAAGGTAACTTGAAAGAAGGAGGTCTAAATGAGTCTAGAAGAAGTCCTGGTTAGAGAACTCGCTCCTCTCCTTGAGCAGGAGAGGGGACGCAGATATGGCGTCGGCTACAAGCATGACGCCACCGGCACTCCTAATGCCCAGTATGCTCACGGCCCAGGCGGGTTGCTGACCTACCCTGGCGTTGATCCCCTCATCTTCCACACAGTGGTCGGCAACAAGGGTATCCTCGGTCAGCTGCCTACCAAGCCTAGCCTCTACACCAACCCCACCTACTTCACCATCACAGGTGTGCAGGGTGACACAGGCGCTGAGAAGACAACTGTCTGCACCAACGCTCCATATGCTGGTCTCAAGAAGGGATGCTTGACTACTAGTGTATTCGGGCGCTACGAGCGAGCGACGCGTGAGGTGGAGCTAAACCGGCTCGGCCAGCTCGTTGACCGTGCCGACCCGATGGACATCCGCCTCATCGGGTCGCCAATCCACGAGGCGCACATCTTCGCGGGCGGGCCTGAGAGTCCTGGTATCCCTGGCGACTTGCTGACGAACGAGATTCGTCAGAAGTTCTGGGAGCGCAACGTCAGCATCCATCGCCTGCTCTCCCTGCAGCTCTGGCGTGGCACTCCTGTTAACAACTCTGCTGGTGGTGGCTACAAGGAGCTCACAGGCTTCGAACTCCTGGTCAACACAGGCTACGTGGACGCCGAGACAGGCGCTCGCTGTTTTGCTTTGGACAGCGACATCAAGAACTTCAACTGGGCGTGCATCAGTACGAACGCTAACAATGCCGACAATCTGGTGTGGTACGTTAGCGAGATGTACAAGTACCTGCGTTCCCTGGCTGAGAGGACTGGTCTCTCGCCTGTGCGTTGGGTGCTCGCCATGCGCGAGGACTTGTTCTGGGAGATCACGTCCATCTGGCCGTGCTCCTACCTCACCTTCCGCTGCCTTAACCAGAATGTCGGTGGCATGACCAACGAGGTCGTGGTGAACACTGGTGCAGAGCAGGTCAGGATGCGTGACGAGATGCGTGCCGGCAAGTACCTGCTCATCAACGGCGAGCGCATCGAAGTCGTGATGGACGACGGCATCACCGAGTGGAGCGCAGTTAACGAAGGTCACTTGGCTCCTGGCTGCTTCTCCAGCGACATCTTCTTCATCCCGATGAGTGTCGTTGGCGGTCAAGCCGTCACCTTCCTGGAGTACTTCGACTACACCAACCCCAGCATCAGCGACGCCTTGGCAAACATGGTGTTAGGCCGTGTGGAAGGTCCGTTCATCACGTGGCCTCGCCAGACCAACCAGTGTGTCGTTTGGCAGACCAAGATCGAGCCGAGGCTGGTGCTGCGGACGCCGTGGCTAGCAGGTCGCATCCAGAACGTGTGCTACTGTCCGTTGCAGCACATCCGCCAGCCGTTCCCGAACGATCCCTATTTCTTGGATGGCGGAAAAACTAGCAGGCCTGGTCCGAGCTTCCACGACCTTTGGGACGCGAGGCAGTAACATAGTGGGAGGATAGGTTTACGATAGGACAAGGACCGCACCCCTGAGTTCTCTCAATCCTTCTTCCCTAACGGTTGGGAGGGGAGTTACCCTGCTCCTCCGCTCCCCTCCCACCAATGAAGGAGTGTAATAGTGAGTAGACGTGTCCTAGTCACAGGCGGCGCTGGCTACTTAGGACGTGGTATCCTGCGACAGATTGCGCAGGGAAAGCTAGACTGGGATGTAACAGTCTACTCCACTGATGAGGAGAAGCAGGTCAAGTGCCACCAGCGCTATCCAAGCGCTCGCTACGTTCTTGGTGATGTTCGAGACCTGGAGCGACTGCGCACAGTGATGGCGGGTCACGAGTGGGTGGTGCATGCTGCTGCCATAAAATACATCCCCGAGGCTGAGCTAAATGCTGCCGAGTGCATCGCAGTGAACATAGATGGAGCACGCAGCGTCATGGCAGCAGCTAGAGCCTGCGGCGTAGAGCGAGTCGTAGGCATCTCCACAGACAAGGCCGTGATGCCTGTGAACGTCTACGGCATGACCAAGGCCGTCATGGAGCGCCTGTTCCAAGAAGAACACCAGCATGCGCAGACGCCAGCCTTCACCTGCGTGCGCTACGGCAACGTAGTTGGCAGCACAGGTTCTGTCATTCCGCTCTTCCGCTACCAGTGGCAGCAGGAGCACAAGGTTAGGATCACTGATCCTAATATGACTCGCTTCTGGATGGGTGTGGATGAAGCGATAGATGTGATTCAGATTGCGTTGGAGAAGGTGCACTCTGGCAGCATCGTAATCCCGCCTGTGAGGGCTGCCACTATCCTGGACACGGCCAAGGCTGCTACCTGCGAGGACGTAGAGGTGGAGGTGATAGGTACACGTCCTGGCGAAAAGAAGCACGAGTTGCTGCTGCACCACGAGGAGTCTGTGCGAGCCTTCAAGCAGAAGGGTTACATCGAACTCTTGCCGCCAGGAACACCCGCAATCAAAGAGGCTTTTACCATCGCCAGCCACACCCCGCAATATTTTATAGGAATCGAGGAGCTTAGGTCTCTTATAGACGACGCGGAGGACGTGTAATGCGCGTGTGGGTAACTGGGTCTTCAGGCTTGCTAGGCAGGTATGTGTGTGAAGCGGTCAAGGAGCGCGGCCACCACCTGTTCCCCTCCTCTCACTGGGATTGCTCCATTGAGGACCTCGGCATCGTCCACAGAATAGCCAAGGACAAGAATCTAGATGCTATTATCAACTGCGCTGGAAAGACAACGCCGACTCCTGCCATCGAAATGCTGCTGGCTAATTCTCTCGGCCCACACGTCCTCGCTACCTTGAAGATACGCATGGTGCACATGAGCACCGACTGCGTGTTCTCTGGCAAGAGCGGCCAGAATCGCTCCAAAGACAATCCAGACCCTACAGGCATCTATGGACGGTCGAAGCTCGCAGGCGAGGTGGCTGCTCCGCATGTGCTCAACGTAAGAGGCTCCTTCATTTCCAAGGAAGGCGGATTCCTGTCCTGGCTGCTGAATGCTACTGGCAAGGTAGAGGCGTGGAGGAACGCTGACTGGAATGGTACGACAGCAGCAATCATGGCGGACAAGTTAGTAGAACTGGCGGAAGGTGAGAGGGTAGGAGTTGTCCATGCAGCCTCTCCAGAGATGGTGTCCAAGGCATGGCTAGTTCACCTGTTCGCCGAGCGGCTTAGCCTGCCAGTAGAAATCATAGACACCGACGTTCCCAGTATCGGTCTAGCGCTCACTCCCGACATAATGCTTCCTCCTACTGTGCAGGTCATGGAGGACTACGCTAAGGAGCTTCAAGAATGCTTGGCTCGGGCATAACTGTCGCCGTGCCTGTCGGACCTGAGAAGCACCATCAACAGTGGTTGGATGAGTGTTTGGCGAGCGTAGCAGCACAGACACGGCCACCAGACGAGGTGCTACTGATAGATGATATGGCAGGCCTCCAGCCACGCAACGGCCATAGGA